GCGGTTGTGAATGTGTTGAGGAATACTTCTTTTTTTAATATCTCTTGGTCGCCTATTCCTGCGAATATATCAAGAGGGTAGTCTGTTGGTAGTTGGTAGTTCCACCATCTGTCAACGCCCTGTCCATAGCTGGTGTTAGGTTTTACTTCTAGTAGTCCTAATATCCAACCATGTTCTGAACAGAAAAGGTTGAAGCTTTGTGTTTTTTCGTATAAGTCAGCTCGTCCTGTGTATTGTCCGGTTTTGAACATTGTTTCTGCGATCTCGGTGGTTGCGGTTTGGACGTTTTCGGTGATTTGTATTTTTCCTCTATAATACCCAAACCAGACAGGTACATCTACGCTGCCTGGTGTTGGGTGATTACCGAATAATCCCTTTATGTAGTCGGTGTATCGTTGACCGACCTTAAGAATGCGTTCCTTAAATGTTTGTAGTGCCTCTGCGAACCTTAATTCTCGTATGTTGGCTGATGTTGTTTGAAGGTCAAGGTATAATGGTTCGTTAGAGCCTGTTTTAGTTTCTCCGGTTCCAGCTGTTGTAATAAGTGGTTCATCATCTGGAGATGGTAGGTTGTTTGATTGAAGATACCACATTGATGGGCCCTGTTCATCGGGTGCCTGCATTGGTATTTGAACAGGATCTCCGGCTTGTGGAGTTGGTAATGCGCTGGTAAAGTAGTCCTTTTCCCATTTGGAACTGAAGCACCTGTATCTTCCTGTTGAAGCTACGTCGAATGCGTTATCGAATGCAGGAGTATTATTTCCTGGTTCTAGGTTGAACCAAACACCGGCTTCTATTTGTGGGTTTCTGTAATATTCGTCCCACACCGCCAGGTAAGCCGATAGAGGTAGAGCATTTATATTTGTTATAATGTCTAAATAATCTACGGCTTCCCGGTAGTATGGGAACCCCATGAAACCATGTACTGTATCGTTTTCTGAAGCGTTAGTATGCCTTTGGTTGTCAACGTTTACAACCGGATGGTCTTCTTCGTTGTTCATGGTGATAAAGTTTATCCATCCATTTTCGCTACCGGCCTGATGATCTGTTGTTCTCCATATTATTCGGTTGGGTATCCAGAAAAGGTTACAGAACATATTGAGCATGTGCATTACAGGATAGTATAAAGGTGGAAACCTGAACATAAATTCCATTGAGGAAATTGTAAATTCGTCTCCAGGCATAGTAGGTTCGCAAATTATAGGGATTATTTTTCCCATGTTGATACCCTGCTTGTTTTCGTGGCTGAGGTTGAACCTGCTTTTGTTTACTCTTTTGGGTGGAACACCTTCGAATAGATTTTTTGCGTATGACATTTGTTTAGATTTTGAGTTTTGAAAGGTGGCGGATTACGTCCGCCATTCGCCAGGTGTATCTATGCATGGAATCCTGGAAACCTGCTTCTTTGGGTTAGCTATTATATCCTTGTATATTAATAGCTAACTGACAGCGGTTTGTTCCGCTTCTGTTTCTTTTTTCATATTTCGCTGAGTATCAGCAATTATCATTATTGCTTCATTTTCTTGTTTTGCCACTTTATTTATGGCTCCAACTACGTCTTTTACGTTGCTTTCTTGTGGCAGGTCAAGGATTTTGACCAGGAGTTGCCACAGCACTCGGGCTTGTTCTGCTTTCTGGATTTGATCCAGGGCTAGATTGACTTTGTCTAAATCGTGCATTGATTTGTTGTTTAAGGTTGTGAATTGATTCATGAGTATTTTTTAGGCTGTTTAGCCTTTGGAGTTTATCCATCATCATATATTCTTGGATTTGTTCATCCAGGTTGTATTGTCCTTCTCCGGAGTTTACCAGGGAGTTATTTCTGAATCTCCGGTATAACTCTTTTGAGGAGAGGCTTAGTCCGGGCTTTACCCGGTATCGTTCTTTGTTAGTCATAGTTTCTGTATTTTATGTTTCGGTCAAACTTAATTCTTTTTATTTTCTTTTTTGTATGTATGCTTGAATTATATTTTTCAAGCCCCATTTGTTCTATTTGTATATTTCTTTCGTTTTCTAACTGATTTTCAATCAGTTGTACCTGTATTTTGCGTTCATTTTCGTCAAATATTTTTTCTCTATAATATTTGGGCATGGGTATCATTGCCCCGATATTATTCGGGACATAGCATATATTAAGGTTTTTTTTGTGCCATTTGGCCATTCTTTTTATATAGGATTTTCCTATTCCTTCACTGAAGAGGATGAATTCTTTTTGTTTTAGTTTATCTTGGGTTGTGTATGTTTTTTTATCCATGTATTTCATTACGTACGCCGCGGCATCGTTGCTATTTACGGCGACGTTGTATACGTAACCCTTATTCCAGCTTTTTGTAATGTGCTTGTCTGAAGCATTGAATATGATGGCATGGTAGTGAGGTCTTCCTTTTTCTTCTCCGTATTCCCCACAAGCCACATACCTTATTGAATCTAAGTATGTAAGGTTCTTTAAGTGGCTTTCCACAGTATAGGTTAGACCGTCCTGGAACCTCTTTGTTGATAGTTTGGTGTGTTTTTTTATTGGTTTGCATAGCTTACTATGATGATGTCGAAGTCTTTTTAAAAAGTCCGTAAGGTCTTTTTGTTTTAAGGTTTTTTTTCCGTACTTACTGTAAGGTAAGTTTTCGGTATTGTAAGTTAGGGTTGTGAAGTAGGCGGTTTTACTAAATCTGGTTTCTTCCGCCATTCTGAAGCACCACTCTAACTTTCTTCTTTCTAAGCACTCAATACATTGATTACAGTCAATGTTGATGTGCGTCATTATTTGTCCGTTATCATATTGTAACGGCTCTTTGAGTTGTATTGCTCTTTTAGAGTAACAAGTCATAAGTTTATTTTATTAAGACGTCGTAGACGTCTTTTATTTCATGAAGGGGTCCGGGGAAACATCCGGTTATAGGGTCTTGCGTAGCGTTGTGAGCTTGCGATCTTAGCGAAGCGGCCATAGAACCGGCTGTATGTTTCCCCGGTTTTATTATTTTATTTTTTTTTATTTTATTTTATTTTATTTTTTGCTCCGTATGGAGGACCGTTAGGAGCGTTGTTTTTTTTATTCTTTTTTCAAGTTGTATTTCTATTTCCATTATGTATGCCCTAGATGCTCTTTTCAGCCGTGTGCGTCTGAACCCGAATACTTGGAGGGTATGCCACTTTTTAGTCTAGCCCGCATTGCGGCTTTATCGACTTCCTTTGCTGTATTGTTTTCTTGCCCTTTGGCTTGTTTTTGTTTTACGTATGTTTCTGTATGGGTATCTACCCGATCTATCATCAGGGTCGTATCTTTTTCGGTTGAATTTTCTTGTACTTCTTGTGAATTTTCCCATTATATTTAGTGGTTTGAACTTAGGCTTCTTCCTGTTCGTTTGAAGTGTCTTGCGTTATGCTTATATCTTGTGTATAGTTTTTTTTGTCTTTTGTTGATACCCCTACCGAAACGGTATGGGGATTTCATTTTTGTGAATTTATATTTTCCCATTGCTATAGTTTTAGTAGGAATCTTGCGATTAATGCTCTCATGAAGGTCATTCCTCCAGGTGCTTTTTCTCCGGTTTCAATTATTATCCTGTTTATTTTGTTGTTCGTTTCTGCAGTTATTTTTTGTTCGTCAATTAGACCCATTGAGGCGAGTTGGTGCTTTATTTGAGTGACAAAAGCCTCTGTGAGCTTTCCGTCTCTTTGTAATTCAGCTTTTACCATTGAGTCTATATTTTGCATAGCCTCTCTGTGTTGTGCATATAGAGTATCAGCTGCTTTTGTTGCCCATTCTCGTCTAAGGTTTTGTGCTTGTGCCGTATCTCCGGTGACAGGTATGTAGTTATCTATTTGCTTGTCTCCGATATCTGGCATTTTTTCAAGTTTAACGTTTCTTTCGTCTTCTAGTAGGTCAGCCTGGTATTTGGCAATTCTTCCGGCCTCTAGTTGGTTTTGTGTGCTTATGTAACTAGCAAGACCTGTACCTGCTTGTGTTATTCCGGTTGTATCAGGTAGTGATTTTTGGTTACTGTCAAAGTATTTTCCGGCCACCATGGGAAGACCAGCGTCTTGTAGTCTTTTAACCTGTTTTGATGGAAGGTTGTATTTGTTTTGTTGTCGTATTGCAGCCCTGCTTGCTATGTATGCAGCTATGCCGGAGATACCCTGGATAATAGGGGGTATCAATGCTGGTGCTATTATTAGTATCATACTCCCAATTTAGGTGTACTGAACATTGGAAGGTTGCGGTTTACGAACATACTGATTAGTATGTGACAGAATATTGTATTTTCAGATGTTGATTGATCTCTTAGAGGAAGAACGGTGAATACGTCTGTTTCCCTTAATCCACCAGTGTTTGTTAGGTCTGTTGTAGGGTCAATGTCAGTCATATTAATGAACCTTGGAATGATCTCAAGTATATTAGGGTCCTGGTCGCTATCGTTCCACCATCTACCGAAGTGTTGTGATCGCCCGAAGTCGCTTAGCATATTACCTCCATGTCTCCCGTTTCTGTATTTCATTTCGCTGTACCTGGGTATATACCCAAATGTTTCTTCGTTTACTCCTGCGTTGTATGCGGTTGTGAATGTGTTGAGGAATACTTCTTTTTTTAATATCTCTTGGTCGCCTATTCCTGCGAATATATCAAGAGGGTAGTCTGTTGGTAGTTGGTAGTTCCACCATCTGTCAACGCCCT